CCTGCGCTTGCCCAGCCGCAGCAGGAACCACAACCCGAACAAATTAAGCAAAAGCGGGTTATAGATTACTCAACACCATATGATAGCGAGTATTTATACTTGTCAGAAGACGGTGAAATCATTGTTGCTGTCAGAAAATACATCGAACGGGATCAAACCGGAGAAATTGTTCGGGATAGTGACGGCAGCGCAAAGAAAGAGTTTCGTCAGTTTCCTCGATTACCAGAAACAAGACCGCTATATAACCTGCCGCAGATTAAAGAAGCGGATCGGGTCATATGGGTAGAGGGCGAGAAGTGTGCTGATGCGCTCATAAAAATGGGTCATACAGCAACTTGTACTATCGGGGGCGCAGGGATGCTATCTCAGCGCACCAAAGATAAGTTCGACTTCTCTCCATTGCACGGTAAAGAGCTTATTATATGGCCTGATAATGATGAAGCAGGGCAGAAACTAGCTAGGATAATACAAGAGCTTGGGGTCAACGCAGGGGCAAAGTCAGTAACGATGCTTACGCCACCACAGGGCAAGCCAAAAAAATGGGATGCTGCTGATGCGATTGAAGAGGGCTTTGATATATCTAAGTTTCTCAACGCACCAAATCACAAGGTAAAGAAAGCGTTATCTCTCAAAAACAGAAACCTGTTGATCGGTGAACAATTCGCTGGATCTCCACCCGAACAAAAATTTCTAATCGGGGATACCATACCGCTCGGGGTTCCGTGTGTATTCGCGGCTGCTGGAGATAGCGGTAAAGGTATGATGACATTGGATCTGGCTATGAAGGTTGCTTCGGGGCAATCTATGCAAAATTCTTTCGGGGGTTTGGTATCTCATCACGGATCAGCCATTATATTATCGGCTGAAGATGATAGAGATGAGCTGCATCGCCGGGTCAGCAGGCTGGACAAGTCAAACAATCGTTCGGGTTATAAGCACGATCTGCTGGTTGTGCCGCTGCCGAACGAAGGCGGTGTGTTTCCAATTATGATGAAATCGGACAATACTTACGTCACATCACCAGAGTTTGAAAAGATCTACGAAGAAATGCTTGAGATCGAGGATCTGGCTTTGGTTGTTATTGATCCTATGGCATCTTTCGTACACGCAGACGTAAATGCAGACCCTGCTGCTGGAGCTGCGTTCATGGGTTTGTTGGCTCAGATGGCCACAGAAACAGGGGCTACAGTCATGGTTAACCACCATATGGCTAAGATTAGAGATAAAGATCCTGTTACAACGCCAGAAGAGGCTCGTAATCTTATTCGGGGTACATCAGCTATTGTCGATGGGGTCAGGTCAGCGTTCGCTGTTTGGCAGGTCGATGAGGGCGTGGCTCGAACAAGATGCAAAAACCTCGGGGTCACTTATACAAGAAACGCTGTATTTGATGGCGCAGTCGTAAAATCAAACGGTGTTGCTAATCGGGATATTAGACATTTTATTCGTAACCCGAACAATGGACTGCTGGAAGATCGAAGCGAAGATATTAGAAGTATTATTGGTTCTGAAATTGTTCGGAATAGATTGGAATATGTTTTCAACTTTATAGATCTACAAGAACAAGCGGGTATTTATATGACGCATGATGGACAAGATAGTATCTTTGATACTATTGCCGCAACTCCAGACACAAATATAAACGCTGCAAACTTGAGAGATGATGGGAAAACAACAATCAAAAACGCTGTTACAGCTTTGTTGCAAGCGGGTAGAATTGGCAAATATAAAAGAACAAATCAAGGCTCAAGAAGATTTCTCGGAGTTGTGGGCGGTGATCTACATCAGGCACAACAAGAAATTATAAGTGGAGGTGAATAATGAAAGCGAAAGTTAAAGGTAAGCTGTACGAAAGCGAAGAGGATCGAATAAGATACGAGGATCTCTACAGCAAAAACTGGTATGTCCAGAATAGATTAGATGTATCAGTAAGACCCAACTTAAAGGGTCAGTATCGGACGGTAAATCGGGCTGAAAAAAGAAGACAGGCAGAAGCCAAGATGTCTAAAAATGCGCTCATGGTAAACAAGTATTTAGATAAAAAAATGACCGTGCCGCAGATCGCAGAAGAAATGTTTTCAACTGAAAACTTTGTAAAAAACATAATCAAGAAATACCAGCTACCCGTATAGTTGTTCGGGTTATTAGTTAGGCCGAACTTTCGGCCTAATTATTTTTGTTGATTGAGCATCTGAAACAACACAATACATAGAAATATCGTTGCCATATAACTCGTAAATGTGGTTATACATATGATCGAATGTGCGGCTGCTCATAGCTTTGATGCAATGCCGCTCACTTTCAAACCACACAACGGTGTCAATCTCATGCGTTTGTATCGTATAAGAAAGAACCAATGCTGTGTAATACTCGATCATTTGCTTTTCCACACATCGTTAATCAAGATCTTGTCCTTGTCTCCACCGAACTCAATGATGAACTCGCTTTTAGCCATTTGACTAGCCTTGGCAGAACTCTCGGCTTTGATCGGATAAGTCTTCTTAACAACGCCCTCTATCTCAACGAAGAACTCTCGCTTTTCAGGATAGTGATCAGGCTTTGGATACACATGAACCGTGTGAAACTTATCATCGTCATTTAGTCCCATTGGGCTTCTCCTTTTAAAACCACAACGTCCCCAACGATAGGCTGCATACATAGCTTTGATGCCTCCACATTGAGGGGCAAATCTTTTAAAAGCCCCTCTTCGTTAACAAGAACTTGCAATTCTGGTCTATGTGGCAAGTGAACCATTTCGACTAAACCACCGACAAGTGCTTGAGCTTCTTTCAAGCTTGGCTTGTCTTTCTTATTTTCGAATGTTGTTATCATCTTCAATACCCAACTCTCTCATCCAGTTTTGCAGGGTTTGATAATTTTTCAACCCTAATAATTTAGAAGCAGAACTTACGTTCTTTGATTTCTCTAAGGCTCTACGAATGTATTTGTCCTTAGTCGTTCTAACAGCCCTCAGAACATCAAAGTCATCTTGTGCTAATAGATCAAGGTACGCAGGGTTGTCCCTGCGCCATTGCTCATTGACACCAAGATTGTGCTTGATCTCGTTTTTAAACTCATTCAAATCAGTCTCAGTCTTGATGTCACTAAGCCTTTCAAGTGTGTAGTGCATACACATAGTATCGTCTTCAATAGCCATTTATGCTGCCTTTCCTAGCTTTGGGGCATGGTAGCCCTTTTTAATTCCATACGCAGGATGCCCAGACCAGAAACCATCAATCCAGATGTATGGTAAGCCATCCTCTCGGTACACAACGTCATCCCAATGAGGCTTTGCCTTGCGCCAGTGGCCTCTGGTGTAGTGCAGTGGCATATGGAAAGATCTGCCACGTTCATCAACTTCACCTTCGATAGGCTCATTGATGTTCCAACTGATTTCATGCCATTGCTCTACGTCAACGCCATGTTGCTTCTGCGCTCTCTTGCGCTGCTGCCTACTACCCGACTTCAAAACGTCCACAAATCGGGGCTGATTGATCAAAGAAAACGCACCAGAAATTGTAGTAATCATTTCAAGATACATCGCATGAAAGCTTTCATCGTTCTCCAATCTCTCGTGCAGCTCTGTCGGGAACCTAATCCCACCACGCTTTAATTCGTAGCTGCCAATATGAGTAGGAATTGAATTTCGGGCTACCAAACGAATAGCAACTGAACCATCCTCGGACTGTCGGCAAAGAAAGCCATCAACGTGACCGCTGCCAAATGCCCTGACAACTTCTCCAGTGTTCAAATCCTTTGTGTCGAATGTGTCCAAAGAGATAAAGCAAAGCTTTGACGGTAGCCTGCAATCTTCAGAGAAGATAACCTCCCTGCTATTCTCTTCTTCTTCAACCAACTCATTATGATAAGCTGCCAAAGCTTCTTTGAAGTCCTCGGAGATAAAGTACATATCCGCTTCCTTCATGTCCTCTAAGGCATAACGATAGTTTTGAAGAACCCCGAAGTTTAAATCTTCGAAACGCTCTATTCTACTTCTGAAATTGTCCATTACATCAGTAACGATCTCAACGAATTGTGACATTACCATTTCTCCCCAAATACTTTCTGAAACGCATCGTCCAGAACTTTGTTAATCTCAGCCATAGCTTGAGGCTCAATAAATTTAACCTCGCCACCACACTTGCAAAGGTCGGGGGCGAAATCATCGTCCCCCCACTCTTTGTTGCATTTGTTGCAAATCCACACGTTATTCACTCTCGCATTCTACTGTATAAAGAATTGAACCATCTTTATCTCTCTCGTAGTCGCCATCGTATTCTTTACTAGGCGTTTCCACATTAGTGTCCTTCACCATTTGGATTGCTTCCATTTGATCTTTTGCTTTAACCGTATGGCACTCAGCCACCGTATAAGATCTCGTAACGCTATAAATAGGCATATTATTCTCCTCACCAACTCGCCTGATAATATACGGAACGCCAAGCTTTCTGCTCAATCCAGAAAGCCGCCTTTTCGAACTTCTGCGCGTGTTCCCACGCACGTTCCGTTCGCTCCTCTTGCCACCACTCAGGATGCCCGAAGAAGAACCCACCACACTCATCATTGGCAGGCAACTTGTCATGCCGTAAAGCATTGGCAATCCTGCGAAGCTGCTCGGCTTCAAGTTCAATTCTGCGGCAATCATCATCGCCATCTGCATATTCATTCACGATATATTCGTGCAACGGTGCGAACTTGCGCCATTGACCCATATCAAGAACGTATTCACAAATATCAAAGCCATCTATTTTAGGCCGCTCAACCCTCAAGCTACCACCTTCGGGTGCTTGCTGCGAATGATCATACTCACTAACGTATTGCTCACCGCGTAGGTACATATCTAGTCCCATGTTTTACCTCCAAATAACTAAACATACCATAACATATAAAATAGTTTATATGTCGGGTCAAGAAGAAAAATAAAAAATTTTATAAAAAAACCCCGACCTTGGACATCACGTTTAAGATCGGGGTTATAGTCTAGTATTTTGAGGCAGTAGGTAACAAGCGATGACCTACTGTGTGAAAATAAATAGCATGGGAAGATATGGGATGCAAGTAAAAATGCAAAATAAATAACCCGATAAATTGTTCGGCTTATCCTCTGGGCAAAAAAACCCCCGCATTTCTGCGGGGATCAATTTGTTCGGTTTATGTAAGGATCTAAATCCATTGAAAACGAATTCCCAAAATACAAACGCCAACCATAAAAATAGCAATGACAAAAATCCAACGATCTTCAAAGTCAATGTCCATTTGTTCCAAAAGCCGAATAAGTTTATTCATCTTACCACTCCTCAAGTTTCTTAAAATCAAATTCAACCGTAGTAAGGCCACCCAAATGAATGCTTGTCGGCATAAATCCATGCATAAATCTTGGCGTCATCCTAAGCTCACTACAGTCTTTATATTCAATTTTTTCACCTTTATCGGTAATAAAATATCTTTGGCTTACAACATCTATATTTACCCAACTATTACCCCTTTTTGCTTGACCAATATTAGGATAAATTCTTTGAGTAAAACTTTTAGATTTTTTATTCATCTTTAATCTCCTCAAAGCCAAACGCGGTTACATCTTCCATTTCAACGCACTCTTTAAGATAAGACAGAAGATCATTAATAGCTTTTGACTCATTCTCTGCTTCAAAAATATCAACAAAAGTTACCTTAAACTTATTCATCTTCTTCCTCCAATCCAAAAAATCTCAAAACAACTTCATCGTTATCTTGCTCCATTAAAGTCAGCCGCTCACAATCAACATCTTTGTCCTTGCTGTCAGCCAACGCCTTGTGAACAACTTTGATCAACTCATCTTTAGTTAGCATGATCAACCTCACTATAACGCTCGATGCAATTCTCCATAAGGTCAGCCATCTGCGATATTTGCTGCCAAATCTCTTCAGCATCATAGTGTTCAAGAGGCTCCCACGCATTTTCTTTTACAAACGTGTCAGCTTTCTTGCTGTTCCATGTGTGCCAATCTGGTGGCAGATATTCAGTTAGGTAATTACCCGAAGCCATCCGCATCAGGTAATTATACGATACTTTTTCTTTAGCCATTATCATTCTCCACTTCTTCTACTTCTAATCTTGTGTTTGCTAAGTCCATGTCGTCAGTAGCAAGATCTCTTGCATGATATTCATCATCTGCTTCTACATGAACTTCGATAGTCGCGGTTACTTTATACCAAGCCATTATGCTGTTTCTCCTAAATTAACAATGTCAGCATCGCGTAATGCTGCTCTAAGGTTGTAATCATCAAGGCCGAAGTATTTGTATCCGCTCTCGATCATGTGATAATATCCACCTGACGGTACACTCAATTGATTTTTGTTACCGTTCATATCGTAGATGATCCACTCACCGTTGACCTTCCTACGATTGTAATGATGTGGATAGCCTTCCAACTTGTCCAACGATCTTAAACAGTCCTCTGTGATATCCCACAAAACAACTGGCAAGATAGCATCGACATCATGTCGAAAGTCAGCCACACCACGGAAAATCAAACGGTGGTTCGGTAGGTAAAACCCACCCATCGGCTTGGCCTTGGGGCATCGCACCTCCATTGCCTCTCTGTTGGTATTCATACCATACGCCATGTAATACATTTATAGTTTCCTTTCTTTACTAGATAAACCCTTTTATCATTTATGGGATGTATTGTCAAACACAAAAATAAAAAAGAGGGGCTGAAACCTCCCCTCTTAGTATGCAATCACGACAAGGAATTACGCCAATATTGTAAATCGCTTGCACTGCCAAGGTTCGAGAATATTATGATCTGCCTCTCTTTGCCCAAAGAGGCTTTGGCGTTCTCAGCACTCATGGCTTACTATGTTTTTATTTTTTCTCCTCCAATTGCTTCATTCTTGCCAGTTCTATTTTTTGCATAGAAACTGTTTCCAATTCAAATTTAACGTGAAGGTTTCCACCTTGCATCGAACTCACCGTATATTCACACGGGCAAGTCCGCAGCCAATCTAAAATCGGATCTAAATCCTCGGCTTTAACTACAATCATTATGCACTCCTCTGCTCGTCCGCGACTTCATCAAGTCGGTTCATTAAAACTGATAAGGCAACTCCCAAATCTTTGAGCGGTGCTTTTTCCGCACACTCTTTGATTGTTGTCCAATTGTGCTTATACTTCGGGGCTTCGGACTTCTCTCGAATAACCTCCTCCGCAGCCGTATCAATCGCACCAGTCCAGTTATTTAACCACTGCAAAAGGTTCGGCTTATCTGTAGGCACATCAACCATCGTAGCACCAATCTTCTTGGCCTCCGCTTGTGTACCAACCCATTGTCCTTGGGGGTTCATATAAAGTTTCATTTTTATTCTCCTCAAAATAATATCACCCTTCTATATGGATTTTTTCCATAGGTCAACATAAAAAATAATTTTTTTTACGTCAACATTTTTTACGTCAAAGTTGACGCGGTTGACGTTGCCGTAACTTATTCAATAAAATCAATGACTTAAACCAATCACGTCAACTACGTCAAAAAGTCGAGTTGACGTAAATAAATCAATAAAATCAATGGGTTAATTTACGTCAACTGCGTCACCCCCCTTATAGGGGGGGATATACATCATCCCCCCTTGACGTAATGGGTCGTCAGCAAATCCTGATGTTGTGGGATATTATGACAGTCATAGCACTTGACCATCATAGCGTTTTTAGTAATATGGGGTCGGGTCATAAGTCGCAAAATTGTTCGGGTAGGAGCTGGGATGCCAAAGGTAGGAATAAAAGAAGATAAGGTTCACGGGAATAGAAGGCTCAATCCAAAGCAGCAGAAGTTTCTCGATAACTATCTTCACGGGGATATGACCCAAACCGCAGCAGCAAGAGAAGCAGGGTATTCTAACGCTAACGTCAGGGCTGTACAGCTTCTTAATAACCCCACGGTGAAAGAACGTCTCGAAGAAATGCGACAGGAGCTAGAAAGCAAGTACGGTGTCTCTGTGACCAAATCTGTTCGGGATATGCACCAACTCAGAAACGAAGCATGGCAGGCAGGGAACTTTTCAGCAGCCATCAAAGCGGAAGAACTCAGGCTCAAAGTAACTGGATTAATGGTCGCTCGTAGCCATGTGACCCACGAAAATATCGACAGCTTATCTCGGGATCAAATCGTTGAACAACTGCAAGAATTTATGGAACGTGCTAAAAATCGCATGAAAGACGTCACACCAGCAGAAATTCCCATAGAAGCCGAACAAATCCCAGTAGCAGAAGATAGCGAAAGCCCAGCAGAATAGCTGGATCTCTTGGCGGGGTCGGGCATCCGCCCGCTCAGCGGGAAATATTCGGGATATTCGGGGTTCGGGATCGGACTTCGGGGTCGCCAGCTCGGGCTTCGGGGGTAAGTCGATGAATTGTTCGGGTTATTGTACCATCGGGATTCGGGATTGCAACTTCGGGATCTTCGGGATTGCGCACAATTGTTCGGGTTCGGGGTCATTACCCGCTGGGCACACCGGGGTGTTCCCCGGATCTTCCCCGGACTCATTCCTGCTGCCCGGCGGAATCCCGTGCCCGGGCGCTGCCGGGGCGATAACCCGAACAATTGTTTGTAAAACCCCCGGGGTGCCCGGGGCACCGCCCGGTGGAGATCCCCCGGTGAACTTCCTGGATAAAAAAATTTATCTTAGGGGTTGACATTATATATAGTCTGGGATACTATGGGATTATAGTTTAGTAATGAGGAGAAAACTATGGTAAAGACGCCACAAGTAAAGCCAGATTGGAACACAGGTATCTACATCGGAAACGGTGTGGTCGTGACAAAAACTTGTATTGATTGCGGTGAAGAAGATTTAGTTTTTGAAGGTGAAAACGAATATGAACCTGATCCTGTTACAGGTGAACCAAGATGTTTTTCATGTGATTTAAAATCTAATCCAAAAAGATATATGGACTAGAGAAAGAATATTCATAAAAATCTGCTGGGCAATTTGCCCAGCATTTTTTTTAAGCTGGGCGCGAACAATTGTTCGGTTTATTTGCCAGCACCCGCTGGTGAGGAAGATAAAAAAAATTATTTTTTGTGTTGACAAAGGTATTTGAATGGGATAGTATGGGATTATAGTTTAGTAGAAGAGGAATATAATATGAATGTATGGATACTAAAAGAAGTCGAGTCGAAAGAGATCCTCGGCGCTTACGACAAAAAAGAGCAGGCAATGCTTCATGCAGAAAGTTTTGTCGGGGGCGAAGAGTCGGAACAGTTGATGCACGTCAATGACGAATTAACAATAGTCGGGTACGACAAAGACAAAAATCGGGGCATAGCAACTGTCGAACGGTTAACAATAGAAACAAATAATGTTTGGGATTAATTTTTTGCGGGGCGATTTTGCCCCGCTATTTTTTTCCAGCACGGGCGAACAATTGTTCGGCTTATGCCTACAGGCAGCGGGGCGTACAGGTAGATAAATTTTTTTATCTTTTTTGTTGACAGGGTGTTTTATGTGGGATAGTATGGGATTAGTCTAGTAAAGAGGAGTATATAAAATGTCTAGGAGTTATCCAATCTGGAACAAAGTAACCGCGTGTATTTATGGAAGCAGTAAGAGCTACGGCGTAAAAGAAACAGGACAGGTTGACGTTGTTGTAGGAACAAGTGCGAGGAATAGTCATGACTTCGTCAGTCATCGAACAACCCATAGATTACACGACAACGGCGACAGGGAATATCGTTTCTACGTTGATAATGTGTGCATCAAACGGGCAATACTTGCAAAAGGTGCAAGTGAAATAAAATTAGTGGAGATAGAAGAATGACCCACGTTCATTTTGTCGGGTTCCGAGAAGATCGGGAATATCTAGCGGCTGTTCGAGTATTCGGGCAGCCAGACTTTATACATAAAATACACGATCATCGAGCTTACGGTGATATAGATGAAGATAAAGACATAGTTGTTCTTGCTAGTCGGGCATCATTAACCCCAAGTAAATGGACTTGGCAAGATCATGAATTATGGTAAATCGGGACTTCGGGCTTTCGGGTTCGGGGTTCGGGGTTCGGGCTTTCGGGTTCGAACCCTTTTTTTATTCCTGCTTTATTCCTGCTTTCTTTTCTAATCCGAACAATTGTTTTCTTTTCCCGCTTTTTTCCCGCTTTATTCCTGCCTTTTTCGAGACCTCGAAAATGGTATTATATACATTATTAATAAAAAAATTTATTTTTTCTCTTTTCTTATGGGATAAATTCGTATAGAAACATAGGCAGAGGGCGACAGCTTTGCCCTCAAAACTGAAAAAAACTGAATGAAAACAATAACTTAAAGGAAAACATTATGTACTTTGTAAAAACCAACTTCAGGCAAGCAAGCAGAATTGCTAGAGCATATGGCCTGATTGCCAGACCAAACGGCGCATTAGCGTCCGAGATAGCCAAAAAGACTGGCTACAATGCTGCAAGTGTCAGAAGCTGCATTTCACAGCTTAGACAGCGCGGTATCAAAATTTACTCAATTACCTGTATCGAAAGTTTAGAAACCCGATACTTTATTTTAACTCAGTAACCTGAACAATTATTCAAAAGGAAAATATTATGACAAACTTAATTAGAACAGAAGCAGCAACATACACAAACATCCCAACATTCTCATGTGAAATTGAAACCGTTGGCGATGTATCAGTTTCAACAATGGAAAGCGATCTGCACAGAATGGGCCTGACTGGTTTCAAGGTCACCTATGATGGATCAGGTTGCACCGAGGTAGTTCCAGCGCCAATGGCACCTAGTCAAACAGCTTGGAATTACTTGATGGAATTAACTGCTGCGATAAATGAAATTGGACGTCAGCGATTAAGAGGGGACCACAACAATCTAATCAGAAAAAAATGCGGTCTACATGTTCACATTGGTGCAGCGTTTTTGAAATCAGGTATCTGCCCTGATCAGTTCACTGCCGAAAGTTTGCAGTACATGACAGATACTGGCAAATACCTTGGCAAGCTAAACGGCAATGCCACACAGCGCGAGCAGCGTAATAGATTACTTGCTGATCCGTTTGACGCTGAATTGGTGCGTGACATTGTGTTGCGATATTTTTTGAACCAACCAACATTTGATAAATTGGTTACACCAAGCAGACGCAACAATCGCTATGCTTTCCCATTAACTTACAATGGCCGTCTTTCAGTAGATCAAATCAATGCTTGCCGCGATGTTCAGGAACTCAATCGCTTGGTGTCATCAATCAGACCAAAGTTCACTGCGGTCAATCTGAGACCATATGCAGACATTGGAACAATTGAATTCAGACAACACCAAGGCACAACAGATTATGAGAAAATCAGAAAATGGATTGAGTTACTAAATAACTTTGTTTTGCACTCTGCTGAAAATCGCATCGAGCAAGGGACTGCATCGACTACCGAGGCAACACCTGAAACACCATTCCGAGGCGGCGATCTATCCCGAATAAATGTCCAGTATCGCATGATGCGATCTGAGCATGGTGCAACTACTCAAGAAATGATGGATGCCACCGGCGTGACCGAGCAGCGCATTCGAGCTGCGGTCTCAGAAATACGCAATCGCGTTGGTCAATCTGCGGTGGTTACACATACTCAACAGGCCAACGGCGCAACCTACGGCGATGGAACACATCACACTAGATACCAAGTTTTGACCGAGGTCACAGTTCAAGGATCAGGAACTAGATTGATGCCAGAAAATCGCAGAGGTGGAACTAGCATTTGGTGCGGCGTTTCAGATGATCGTTTCGAATGGTGGCAGCGCAGAATGGCCGAAATATCCTAGTCGATATTCGGACATCAATTCTAAGCGGCCAAAAAGCCCCCCTCATGGGGGGCTTTTTACTTTTCCAAGGTACCCTAGCTAATCCGAACAAGTGTTCTAGAAAGTCGGGATATGGGGCGTATGACCCCCCTTATATATGCGCGTTTTCGGGCAGAACTCTATACTAAGTTTTGCACCAACATTCACCTCAGAAAAAGTTTTAGGTACCCTAACCCCTTGACAGGTACCCTAGAATGTCCCATAAAGTACCACAAATGAAGGGATATAGAGTATGGAAGAGTGGTATATGGTTTTTGGTTATGATTTAAACGAAAAGAAGCCAAATCCTCATATATTTGGTCCTCTTTTCCCTATGGTTGCGGATGGTTTTTACAGAGATATTGAGGATGCTAAATCTTCCAAGCAATATTTTCAGGAACTTCATCCTGATTTAAAGTTTCGTATATTGGAGGTGGTGAAAGAGAATGCCAAAGTATAGATTAAACTACGGAAGCGTTAGAGAGTTTGAGGCACAGACTCCGGGAGAGGTTGTGCCTTTTATAGCAGACTCGCATTTTGCGGGTGGTGAGGATGAGCGTGATTTCATGCGCAGGCTTGCTATTTCTATGAGTCAATGGAACAGGGGTTCTTATTGTTACACGAGTAGGGACAAGCTTGCTGAGAGCATGATGAAAGAAGGTTTGTTGGAGTGTGTTGATTAAATTTTGAGTTACTGCTAGGATGCGAATTAAGTTTGTTTAGGAGACTTGATTCATGACAGTAAAAATGGGCGCACCGATGCCACCCAATCCAATGATGCCGCGACAGCCTATGAATCCGTTGCCGCCTCCCATGCCTGTACCTCCTATTCCGCAAGCGGCTGGGACTTTTCCTGTAAGTGCGAATAGACGCAAGCGTTTTGGTGATAGCTTGGAAACGATGTTATCCAGACCCCCTATGGTTGCGTCTGATCAAATGGCTAACATGAATGTTTTTACAGGTCAGATGATGAACACGGCGGCTAGACGGCCTATTGTTCAGCAGATGCGTGGCGGTGGTAATGTTCGTCAAATGTATCGTGATGCTTACAGCAGTCCTGAGTTTAAATCTTATACAGCTTCTAAGAGTAATACATTTGCTCCTACTAAAGGTACTCCCGGTAGAGCTGTAAAGACACATGATGAGATTATGGCTTCTATTAGGGGTAGCAGTTCAAGTGATGACAAGCCCAAGCCCAAACCTGTAGTTCCTACTCCAGCCTCTGACCCTCTTGACGCATTTGGAGGTGCTGGCCCTGATATAGCTTCAGATCCTGATTATGTTTCTGACGGAGTTGGTTTTAAATATGATCCGGTTGTAAGTGGCGGCACTGGCACATCAGGTTTGCCGCCAATACCTTTGAATGAAATAGTAGTTACTGCGCCGTCTACTCCTACTGGTTCAGGTATGAACCCATCGAATGTTTATGTAGATCCTTTAGATCCTTTTGGCGGTCCGGGTCCAGATGTATTTGAATCTCCTCCTCCTATGCAGTTTGGAGATCAGCCAGCGGGTACGTTACCAATGGACCCAGATTTTTATGATCCTAGAAATGATTTTGGCCCAACAAACGAAGCACCTTTATCAGCGGCTAATATTGATCTACCTGAAGATGTTGCAAATGCTTTAAGTAATTTAGGTTTAGGTGATCCTAACGCGACACAAGTAGGTAGTGGTCGAGGTGATCCAAACACTATTCCAAGTGGCGGTCAAACTGGCACTGGTTCTGGTGAAAAAGACGATAGAAGTATTCTTCAAAAAATTATTGATGATTTTGCTGCTGTTCCCGGAAATATCGCAAGAGATATTAGAATGGGTATTGACGCTGGGTTTTACACTGATTTTGAAGTGGCAAGAAAAAGACTTATGGATACTGGCAAATACACTAAAGAAGAAGTTGATAGCTGGGTTCAAAGAACAAAAGACACTGCAAAAGAAAACCAAAGAAAAATGGCAGAACAGCAAAGAAGGGACGATGATGATAGTCCGATGTCCACTTCACCTGTAGATCCATGTCCTCCGGGATTTAAGTTAGATCCCGCATCAGGCATTTGTGTGCCTGTTGAGGAAGCCGAAGAAGAGGGTTCATCTATTTCATTAAATCGTGCTAGAGACACAGAGTTTAACGAGTTAGACGATATTATGAAGCGTATTGTGAAGCCTGTTGATGATCCAGTTGGTATGCAGGCTGGTGGTTCCGTTGGATTAAATAGAGCAGCAGATAACTTTTTAGCGGCGATGGGTGCTTAACAGGGGTCTTACATGAATGACCTGAGTGATTTTACCCAGTATTTAACAGATGAAGAGTTAGCGAAAGTCGCTCCCATGTTGGAGCGGCTTAAAACTTTAGATGACAGGACTACTAAGCAAGAAAACTTCATGACGTTTGTGAAGCACGTTTGGCCTCAGTTTATTGAGGGCAGGCATCACAAGATTTACGCTGAAAAGCTGCAAGCTGTAGCAGATGGCAAGTTAAAACGGTTGATTATTAACATGCCGCCTCGTCATACGAAGTCAGAATTTGCGTCTTATTTGTTTCCAACGTGGCTC